AGAAAGTTTCACATTTAGCAACTTCAATGATGTCAATGGGTGCTACTGTCATAGATGACAATGGTATCTATGAAGTCTTAGATAACAACACATAAGGGGGTTATAATGGCTTATAGTGCAGCAAACTTAACTCGTATTGGTGGCAGTTCAGGTGGTGACCTTTGGTTTTACAGTTCAGCAGATGCTATTGGAACAGTAAACACAGCAGGTTACTTCAATGATGCTGCTAATATGTTGGCAGTCCGTGACGTTATAATTGTGGTAGATACTAATACTCCAACAACAAACTTTGTAAATGTATTATCAAATACTGGTTCAGTTGTTGATGTATCAGATGGCACAGCTATAGCTGAAACTGATGGCGATTAAGGAGTAGGGGGAGCAATCCCCCTAATCTTATATGAGTACAGCAGCAAATTCAGCAATAGATATTGTTTCAAGAGCATTGGTTCTCATAGGTGCAGAGCCTATTACTTCTTTTACGGAGAATAGAACCGAGGCATTAGTGGCAAACAATATGTATGAAGATGCTATTCGTACAGCTTTATCTACAGCAAGATGGCGATTTGCTACACAACAAGCAACATTGGCACAATTAGCCTCTGATCCAACTGGTAGATTTGATGCAGCACATCAACTACCAAGTGATTTACTTGTGCTTCATGCAGTAACTGTAAATGACAATCTTTTAAATTACACAGTTTATGGCGATAAGGTGTTTAGTAATGCTACAGATACTGATGTTGTAATTGCTGATTATACATTTAGGCAAACAGAAACAAACTTTCCATCTTATTTTACATTAGCAGTTGAGTATTCATTAGCTTCTATTTTTGCAACAGCAATAGCAAGAAGTACAACATTGACACAATTGATGACTGCAAAAGCAGATCAAATGATGGCAAAAGCAAGAAACTTAGATGCACAACAACAAACAACAAGGAAACTTGCTACATCAAGATTTATAACTGATAGGAGGTCTTAATGCCAACATTGAAAGTGCCATTAAATAACTTTCAGTTTGGTGAAGTTAGTCCTTCTTTAAGTTCTAGAACAGACACACCTTTATATAATAATGCAGCAGAACAAGTAAGAAACTTTTGGATACGTGCTGAAGGTGGTGTAAAGAGAAGAGCAGGAACAGAATTTTACCGATCTCTTGGTGATTACGCACACCCACAAGCAGAAGTAAGATTTCAAGATTCAGCTAATATTGAAATGGGTTCACAAATAAAATTTCATTTAAATGATGGAACAATCTTAACTGCTGAGTTTACTTTTAATTCAGATAAATCAAGAATAGGAAACACCTTTTTTCTGTCAAGGTATGCTATGTCTAATACAAATAATAATTATGAAAATGCAGAAAGTTTAAGAGATAGAATAAATGGTACTGGTGTTTATAGTTCTTATGATGATGTTCCTGAATTAACAGCGTCAGTTTTAGGCTCTTATCCTGATACAACATTTGTAGAACGTACTGCAAGTGGTGGTGCAAACTTAACTGTTGAATCAACAGATGCAGAAAGAGCAAGAGTAAAAGATTTTAGAGTACCTAAAATACAACATAGATTAGAGCCTTTTGTATTTTCAGATGATGAAATGTATCTAGTTTCTTTTTCCGATCAAAGTATAAAATGTTACTTAATAAGAGCAAGTAGGGGTTCTATAATTCAACAAATTACTCCAACTGGTGACATGACTTGGTTAAATAATACATATGATAAACCTTATGTAAATGAATTAACATTTGCTCAACAAGGTGATATTATGTTTATTGCACACCCTACACACATGATTAAACAGTTAGTAAGAACTGGTTTAACTTCTTTTGAAATAAGTACATTTAATTTTGATACATCATTTAATAATACAGATATATATCAACCTTATTTTTCTTTTCAACCTCAAGGAGTAAGGGCAGAAATTAATGGAAATCAAGCATCAAATAATAAAATATTAGTTATAAAGAATCCAAGTTCTGTTGATAATAATCCATATCCTTATTTTTCTGTACCTGCATTTACATCAACTGCACAATTAACTATTAATCAAGTGGTATCAGGTAATGTATATCAAATTGTTCATGCTCAATCATCTTCTGTTGCTGATTTTCAATTGATTGGAGCACCTACTAGTGATGTAGGGTTAATCTTTCAAGCAACAGCAGATGGGTCATCGCAAACTTTTAGTTCTACAACTGGTCAATTAGCTAATGTCACAACATCTGATTTAACAAATCCAACACAAAATGTTCCATCTTTAGGAACAAATATAATGTTACTTGGTTCACGTTTAACAATTACAGCACTTGATCTTGGTAATACTGGACAAAATAGAGTTGGCACAAGAACAGCTTATGCAAGAGTAACATTGCATAAAGATGTTGAAACAGAACTGCCTATTGACTCTATACGAACTAATGAATCTTCAAATGTTATTACAATAACTCAGGCTCTTCATGGATTAACTGGAGGAAATATTGTCATTAGTAATGCAGGTGCAGTCGGTGGTATTAGTGGTGCTCAAATTAACGGAACAAAAGCAGTCACGGTGTTAGACGATAATACTTATCAGGTAACTGCAAGCCATACAGCTTCATCTAGTGCAATTGGTGGTGGTACACCTACTATTAAAGTGGGAACACCAATAACAGAAGATTGGCAAGAACAAAGTTATTCTCAAGTTTACGGATATCCTCATGCAATTACCTTTCATCAAAATAGATTATGGTTTGCAGGTTCTCTTGGACAGCCTGATGGAATATGGGCAAGTAAGTCAAATCAGTTTTTTAACTTTGATATTGGTGATGGTGATGATAATGATGCTATTGATATAACAACTAATGTTGGTGAAATAAATCAAATATTACATTTAGTATCAAATAGAGATTTACAAGTATTTACAGCAGGTTCAGAACTTTATGTCAAAGCTTCTAATAATTCAGCTATAACACCGTCAAATGCACAAGTATTAAAACAAACTCCATTTGGTTCTGATTACGTTAGACCAATACCTTTTGATGGTGCAACATTATTTATGCAACATACTGGTACAGCGTTAAGAGAGTTTTTATTTACTGATGCAGAAAATGCTTATACATCTGTAGCTGTGTCTGCATTAGCACCACATTTAATTAGACACCCAGTACAACAAACTGTTATTGCAGGTGCTTTAGATAGAAGTGAAAACTATTCTTTTCTTTTAAATGAAGATGGTACAATTGCAGTATTTTATAGTGTAAGGGGTGATAAAAAAGCAGGTTGGTCTTTATGGGATACACAAGGAACATGGGATAGTGTATGTGCAGTTAGAGACCATTTATATGCTGTTGCTGTAAGAGATAGAGGTGATGGCACTTTAAGATGTTCTTTAGAACATTTTAGATCAGATTATCCTTTAGATTATGCAACAGTACGAACTGCTTCTGGCAGTAGTGGTGGTGTAATTAACGAATTAAATACTACTGAGTCAACTTATAGATATGGCACTACTTATCTAATATATCAACAATTTGATCCAACTGCTGTTGTTGATGTAGTAAATGTTAATGATCATTTAGGTCAATATACAGTAAATAGTTCAGGTGTAATAAATGTTTCAAGTGCAAAAACAAATGTAAGAAATGGTTTAGTAGGGTTTCCTTTTTATTCTACAATTAAAACATTACCTATTGATGCACAATTAGCTAATGGTCCTCTTACTGGAGAGCCAAGAGAAATATCACGAGTAATTGTTGACTTTAATACAACATTATCTGCAAACATAAAAGCACCATCAACATTATCAACTGCTCGTGATTTAGTTGTTTCAGCACAAACAACAGATCATCACCCACAAAAAATACCTTTTACTGGTAAAAAAGAATTTAGAACATTAGGATATGATAGAGACCCAAGAGTTATTGTTTCACAAACAGTACCTCTTGATTTACAGATTAACGGAATGATAGTAGAGGTGGCTTACTAATGGCAATAGAACCAACAACAGCCTTATATATTGCAAGTGGAGTTTTAGGTTTTAGTCGATATAGTGCAGCAGCAAAAGCAGCACAAAGAGAAGCAGGGTTAACAGCAAGAAGATTAAAAACTCAAGCAGAACAAAGACAACTTCAACAACTACAAGAACATAATGAAGTTATGGAAAATTTGCAATCAATGCAATCAACAAATTTTGCTTTAGCAGGTATATCTGGAAGAGATACTGGTAGCGATAGATCATTTAAAAGAATTTTAGAAAAAGCAAAAGAAGATGCTTATAAAACTGCTTCAAGAGTAAATTTACAAAATCTAATGGATCAAAGTAAAATTGCACAACAAACACAAATGGCTTTATTACAAGGTCAAAATAAATCCAAAGCGTATAGAATGATGGGTTTTCAAAGCATATTAAATACAGCATATGGTACAAGTAAGGTTACATAATGGTACAATTTTTAAAATCAAAACAAGTTACATATAAAAATAGACCAGTAGGTGTTGTGTCAGTTAATACTGGTGCAGTAGAAGCAGAACTCCAAACAGCAAAACTTTTTGAAAGAGGACAAGCTCTTGCATGGGAAGAAGCTAAACAAGATGCTATTCAGTCTGATATAAATAAAGCTAAAACATTACCAATAGAAGATGCAGATGGAAACTTATCACTTGAAAAAATTGAGTTTACAGATGTTGGAGAGCAATCAGCTAATGCAATTTTAGAGCAAAGATATAGTGGTTTTGTACAAAATAAAATTAATAAACAACTTGGTGAAATTCATGCAAAAAATCCATTTAATAAGACAAAATTTGATACTGAAGCACAAGGATTAATTAAAGGTTGGGTAGACGTTTTTAAGAAAGAAGGAATGGGTCAATATGTTCCTGAATTTCTTGATAAGGTTACTAATAAATCAATATTACATTCTAATAAAATATTAAATGATACAATAAAAAAAGAAAAAGATGATGCTGCTTTACTTGATCAAGATGCTCTTTTTGAATTTGAGCAAGTGGCTCTTTTATATCCTGAAGACGCTTCTCTTATTTTAGATCAACATTCTAAAACAATAGAGCGTTTAAAAAAAGGCAGGTATATACAAGGACCTGCAATTCGTGATGCTGAATCAAGATTAAAAAGAAATTTTATGATAGGTGAAGTTACTAAGCTTGTTGATCTTGTAGGGCAAGATCCTTTGGCAATTAAATATATTGAAGATATTTTTCAAAATAAAAAGGCATCAATAGAAACATATGAAAGAGTTGTTAAAGCATCTCGTGGTCAAATTTCTATGGCACAACTTTCAAATTTAAATAATTTAAGAGATAAATATGAAGCAGATAGAACAGATACGAATGTAATTACGCAATTTATTTCTAATAGATCAGGTGATGTGTCAAAACAATTAACGTTAATTGGTAAAGAAAGAACATCAAATAATGTAGGACTACAATTACAAGGTATTGGTGTTGATACAGCAGGTTTTCTACCTAATACAAAAGATAATAGAGCAGTTGTAAATAATGAATTAAGTAAATCTCTTGGCTTTCAAGTAAATGAAACAAGTTTTTTTCAGATGAACAATGCTCAGTATGATAAAACATTAGCAAGTTTATCGAATGTACCAGTTTTACCTACAACTCTTGATAACATATTTAAAGGTAATATGCTTAATTTTCCTGCATTTCGTTCATTATCTGAAAGAGATAAAAGAAGCTATGCAGCAAGAGAATTAAATACATGGAACAATCTAGCATATAATACTGGTGCAGGTGGTAGAAGAGAAAGACGTTTACAAGGTTATGATAAACAATATGAAAAGTATACATTCATAGATGAGATTGCAAGAGTAAATGGTAATGATTTAATCAAAGCTTATTCTTTGTATCATACAAAAGTTGATGATGCTGACACTTATAAAGGCATGATTATGTCATCATTGGCTGATATGAATTTTGGGGATTTGAAAATTGGAAATGTTAATGCAGGTGTTGAAGCAATATTTGATGAAGCTGAAATACCAAGACATCATAGATCACAATTAGATAGTTATGTTGAAAAACTTTTATTTTATAAGTCAGTTAAAATGCCTGATGGAACATCAGTTGAAATGGATAAAGATAATCTTTTATCAGTTTTAAAAGATACTTATAAACTTATGTTTGTTGAAGATACAGATGTATATGATGTATTTAATTTAAATAATACTGGCTTAACTTATTTTACTCCAAAGAAAAAATATACTGGTGTCGCTTATGCTAGTCATGATGACTTTAGAAAATGGACACAAAGTTTAATTACAAAACAATTAGGTGAAGAATATATTCTTGGTGAAAATACATTTCTTTTGCCTGATGCCAAGAACTCACAATATGGTGATCAAAGATATACATTTGTAAATATAGATGGAGAAATAATACCATCTCAATTAGAAGGTGGTGTAGCAGTTGAGTTTACTACAAGAGAATATGAACGAGATAATAACATATCTATTACAGAAATTAATAATCGTTCTTTAAATCAGTCTGTTGAATTAAGAGCATTAGCTATGAATCGTAACAAACAACTTACAGAAAAAGAAAAAAAAGGATTAGACCTATATAGATTACCTAATAAAGTAATAATAGATGATCCAAATTTCTTTGAAAGTATGATGGACACTGATTATTTTACAAATCAATTTTCAAAAAAAGGTTATGATAATCCTTTATGGAATATGATAACAGATACTGTAGTCAATAACTTAAGTTTACCTGATAAATTTTTAAATATGTTAAAAGAATTTATGACACCTGATGTTGCAGTTGGTGTACAAGATGGATTAATAGATATTTTTCAAAACACTGCTGTAAATGAAGGTTTTCAAAGTCAAGTCTATAGAGATAGAAATACTATTTCTGTTGGCTATGGCTTTAACGTTAGATATTTAACAGAAAAAGATTATAAAAATATTAATCCTGAAATGAGAAAACCATTAAAAGAATTACAAAAAAAACTAAATAAAAAGAAATATTCAGAAGATGAACTAAATGCAATGGTCAATGAATTTAAATTTGGCAAACCTATTTTATTTAAAAAAGATAAAGCAGCTAAAATATTTAGATCAAAAATGATGGACATATATGCTCAGTATGAGAAAGAGTTTCCTAATTTTAATGAACTACACCCATTGCGTAGAAGTGCTTTAATTGATTTTTCATATCAGTTTGGGCATGAAAGATTAAAAAAAGGTTTTCCTAAATATTATGAAGCTGTTAAAAAAGCAATAAATACTTCAGATATAGATCAAAGAAACTTTCATTTTAGAGAAGCAGGGTTTCATCAGGTTTATAATCAAGGAGAGTTTGGTAATACAAAGACACCTTTATTTTATCAAACAAAAAGAAGAGTAAGAAAAAGAGTTGGTGATTTAGGATTTGATATAAAAGATGATGTAGATTTTATTGATGAGGAGTTTTCTTAATGTCTGAATATACAGACTTTGTTCCAAAGGGCATACAGAGTATTCAGCCTTTGCATTATTTTTATCCTGATCAAGAAGGCAAAGTAGACCCTGATTTTTTTTCAGGTGTAGCATCAGGTTTTAAATATCAATGGCTTCCCATTACTCATTTTACACAAGAATATTTTACTTATTCAGATCAAGAATATGATGAATCTTTTGATTTTAGAAAAACTATACAAGATAATAATGACTTTGCTTATGCTGAAGATTTATCAAGAGCAAAAAATTTAGATCATTATAACTTTATAAAAAATTCTTTGAAGGCTATAGAAGATAATAGAAAAATGTTTGAAAGAGCAGGTTTAACTTCTCATCTTGTTTCAGGAGTAATTGATCCTTTGAACATAGCTTTCTTTCACCCAGTTTTTAGTAAAGGTATTAAAGCAGCATGGGGTGCAAAAAATGCTTTTGGTGTGGCAAAAGAGTCAGCTAAAGTTGGATTTGTATTTGGTGTTGGTTCTGAGTTATTGAGAGCACCTTTTGATCCTTATAATACAGCACAAGAAACAATGTTAAATATAGCAGGTAATACTGTATTTGCAGGAATGTTAGGTGGAGGTGCTAGAGGTGTAGCAAATAGATATAATAAATTAATACAAAAATATAAGATCAGAAAAAATCCAAATAAAAAAACACAAACAGATAATATAGATACAAGTAATCCTGATAAAGATATTGATTCAGCAAATAATATGAGCAATGAATTTGTTGGAAGTACAAGATTAAAAGAAGAAACAATTGATAGATTTAATATAGCTAATAAAATATTACCATCAAGAAGATTGCAGTTTGGTAAATATGATGGCAGAGAAGCTCCACCTGAAGTAAAAAAAACACATCTTGATATAGCTTACAATGCAAGTGTGCCAGTTGAAGGTGTGCCATTACGTTCTATAGATTCAATGCAAAATGTACACAATGGAAAAGGTATTGAATTAGAGCAAGATATAAGAAAAATATATATGAACGCATTACAAAAGTCAGAAGGCACTGGTGAAGTAATGGGTATAGATTTAGTTTCACCTTTTGTAAAAGCAAAAGAAAAATTAGGTAAAACACCAACAACAGCATATATAAATTCTGTAACTGGTAGTCAAAAATATCCTACTCCAAAAGAATTTTTTGATGAAATCATTGAGTTAAATATATTGATGAGTGATGATACTTGGAAAGCTAAATATTATCCACAACTCCCTGAATTTAAAAAAGAAGCAATAAGAAAAATAGAAGCTTTTAATAAATATTTTGATCAATTAGCACAAGATACTGGTGTATTTTTAAATAAAACAACATACAAAAAGAAATTTCCTGCATTACAAAAGAAACTAGATGATTATGATGCACGAATTGCAGAAGAAAAAGATGAAGCATTTAAAGCAATCTTAATTATAAATCGTAATAAACTTGAGAAAAGATTACAATTCTATGAAGAATATAATCCTACACGAGCAAATTATAGATTACCTTTATATTATGATAGAGTAAAAATTCTTAATGATAAAAAAGCAGAGCAACAATTAGTAAGAATATTTGCAAATCATTTTTTAGATCAAGGTTTTTTAACTGTGTGGAATGGCAGTGGTTATTCAAATATACCCATGACTACAATCCAAAAAGCTACAAAAGCAGCACAAGAAACTGTTGATAACATAAAAGATCAAGGTGATGATCCTTTTGGATATCATAAAGCATTAAGAATAGGTAAAGCTAAACATGTTCTTATGAGAACAACTAATATACCAGAGTATAAAGTAAAAGATTTTATTATAAAAGATAACTCAGTTTTTACAAAGTATGCAGAAATGATGGCATTTAGAATTGAGTATGCTCGAAAGTTTGGTGATGATTCTATTGATTATATTTTAGGTCAATTAGAAGAAATTATGGTGAAAAGTAAATATACGGACAAACAAATTGCTGAAATAAAATCTGATTTTTTAGCTGATTATCAAAGAGTATCAGGTCAAATAACTCGTGATCCTGAAAGATGGGATTCAACTTGGGCAAGAATATCAAAGAAGTTTGCAGGAATGTCTTATCTTACAACTGCAGGAATAACATCATTAACAGAAACTGTGGCTATGCCAATATTTGAACATGGTTTAGGTAATGTTTTACGTACTGCATTTCGTGCTGTTGATGGTAATTTTGACAGAATTAAAGCTAATGCAAAAGATGTGCAACATTCAAATGAAGCAATTGATACAGCTAAAAGAACAGTACATACAAGATTATTAAATGAATTATTAAAGCCTTTACAAATAGGTCGAATAGAAAAAGCAGCAGATGCTATGGAAAACTTTTTTTATAAATTAAATGGATTAGCACTTATTACAATGGTTGGTAAATTAATAGATGGTGCAATAAGAATACCTAAATTTTTTAAACAAATAAAAAATTATGATTCATTAGATCAATTTGAAAGAATAGAATTACAACGATATGGCATAGATAGAAAGTTAGCAAATCGATTACTTAATAATGGTGCATGGGAATTTACAGAAAGTGATATGCCATTACTAAATTTAAGTCAATGGAGTACAAAAACAAAAGCAGATAGAGAACTTAAAACTTTTATGCAAACGTATTTAAATAATTCAGCACGTAATACTATTATGCATGCTACAGCTTTTGATAGACCAACATTTGCTGATGGATTTATTTTTAAAAAGTGGAAACCTTATATGAGTAGATTTGGTATTGAGCCTGATCCTTTTGCTTCTGTTGGTTTAAAATCTGATAATACTTATAGATATCCTATTGCAAGAATAGAGTCAGGTGTGATGGCTTTTCCATTTCAATTTTATAATTTTGCGTTTGCAGCAAATCAACGTATAACTCGTGCTATGTTTGATCCAAATAAAAAGTATAGATTAAGTGGAGCAATCTCATTGTTATCTATGGCTTATATTACATTAGCAATGCGTAAACCATCTTGGTGGTTTGAGAATAAAGATTATCCTGAGTTAATGATGAGGTTAGTTGATTATTCAGGTATAACTGGTATATATAGTGATCTTGCATATAAAGGTATTGAAGCTGCTATTGCTTCAGGTTATCATGATCCTGATACTTCTTGGTTGAAAGGAAGATATAATGGCACTGGTTGGGATTCTGCATTTGGTTTTTTAGGAGCAACACCAAGTATGTATAGAGAATGGGTGTTAGCAGCATATGAGTTAATGAATGATAAAAGTGATGAAGGGTTAAAAAGATTATCATATAATTTTCCTTATTTAGGGTTGCTTGGATTAGATGATGATTTAAGAGCATTAGGTAGGAGTACATATTAATGACAATTAATTTAGCAGATAACACCCCTCGTATTGAATACACAGTTGCAGAAGGAGTAACAGAGTCTACAGCTAAATCAATACCTTTTATATTTTTTGATGGTGAAACAGATATCAAAGTTTATGTCGATAATGTGGCAAGAACATATGATGACACAACTGCAAACACAACACAATTTACAGTTACTGGTGGCAACGGAAGTACTGGCTCTTTTACAACGACTGTTACTGGTGCAACTGGTGGTAGCACTATTGTTGTTACTCGTGAGATAGCTTTAGAAAGAACTTCAGATTTTCAACCAACAGAAGTTTTTAATGCTAATCCTATTACAACATTAAATACACAGCTAGATAGATTGACTGCTATACAAGCTGACTTCAATGATGAGGTTACTCGTGCTATTGCATTGACTGATTCGGATACTGCTGCTTCTATGGTTTTGCCTACAAAAGCAAATAGACTTGGTAAAATACTAGGTTTTAATGCAAGTACTGGTGCAGTTGAAATGTTTAGCACATTATCTTTATCAATTGCAGGAGAATCAGGAACAGCTTCTATTGATACTGCAAGTGGACAAACACTTACCGTTGCAGGTGGAGAAGGCATTGATACTACAGCTTCTAACCAAACGATTACAATAAGTGGAGAAGATGCTTCTACAACAAACAAAGGTATAGCTAATTATAGTTCAACTTATTTTAGTGTGACTGGTGGCACAGTATCATTAAATCCTGATCAAACTGGTATAACAAGCTTACTTGCTACTGATATTAAGATTGGTGAAGATGATGAAACTAAGATTGACTTTGAAACTGCAGATCAAATCAACTTCTATGCTAACAATGTAAATGTTGTACAGCTTTCTAATACTAATAGTGGTGATGCAGTCTTTACTGTGCCTACATCTGATAAGGATTTTGTAATCAAAGGGAATGATGGTGGTTCAACAATTACTGCATTGACTATTGATATGAGTAATTCAGGTGATGCAAGTTTTAACAATAATGTAACTGTAGGTGGCAACCTTACTGTTAATGGCAGTTCTACTACAGTCAACACAGCAACACTTACAGTCGAAGACCCTTTAATATCTTTGGCAAGTGGTAATAATAGTTCTGATTCAGTTGATGTTGGATTCTATGGATTGTATGACACAACTGGTAGCCAAGATTTATATGCAGGTTTATTCAGAGATGCCAGTGACAGTGGCAAGTTCAAGCTATTTAAGGACTTACAAGTAGAGCCTACAATTACAGTTAATACTGGTGGTACTGGTTATGCAGTAGGGACATTGGTTGCTAATCTTGAAGGCAATGTTAATGGCACACTTGATAATTTAGATAGTACTCAGTTTTTAAGATCAGATACAGATGATACTTTAACAGCTACTTTAACCACTGTAACACAATATCAAGGTGGCTCTACAGCTTTGCCATCTATAATACTAAAAGGTGGTGGACCAAACATTATACGATTTATTGATGGTGATAATACAAGTAATTTAACTAATGGTGTTGATTTAGCTTACAGAACTGGTCCAAATGATTTGTTAATTGAAAAATCAAATGGTGGCAACAAAATAGCAGAGTTTGGTGGTGATGATGGTCATGCTTCTTTATACTTTGATAATAGTTTAAAGTTAGAAACTACAAGTGGTGGCATAGAAGTTACTGGCACTGTTACAGATGATGGTGCAACGCATGATGGTGACGTAACATTTACTGGCACAAGTGGTAACATAGTCTTTGATAAATCTTCAGATATTTTAAAATTAGATGACTCTGTTAACGTAATGTTTGGCACTGGAAATGATTTAAGAATATTCCATGCAAGTGGTGCAAGCATAATACGAGATCAAAATTCAAATCCAATTTACTTGCAAACAAATGGAACTTTTTTTGTTACAAAAAATAATAATGCTGAAACAATGGCAAAGTTTATTGGTGATGGTGCAGTAGAACTTTATTATAACAATGTTAAAAAATTTGAAACTACTGGTGATGGTATAGCAGTTACTGGACCTAATTTAGGCACAACAAGTGGTGATACAGAAACAGTAGCTAGTTTTTTTGTAAACAATGGAAATGGTTCATCATTAAGAATTAATAAAATTAGAGATGGCAATGGTAGTAATTGGAATACTTCTGCTACAAGAATACAACAAATTATTGATGTAACCCAACAAGGATATATTCAATTTAATGGTAACGATAATTTATATGGTTTGGAGTTAGGAACTACTGGTAATGAGAAATTCTTTAGAGGTATATATAATGGTGCAGTAGAACTTTATCACAACAATGTTAAAAAACTTGAAACCACATCTGATGGTGCAGCAATTACTGGTGATTTAACACTTACATCTACAGATAGTGGTAGTGGTGACGATCCTTCTTTAATATTAAAAAGAGATAGTTCTAGTCCTTCAGGCAATGATAACATTGGTAATATTGATTTTGTTGGAGAAAATGATGCAAGTCAAGAAGTAACCTATGCTTCAATTAGTGGCATGATTACAACAACAACTGATGGAAGTGAAAGAGGTAGATTAAGATTTAGCACTATGAAAAGTGGTGTAATGACAGATCATACAGATCTAAATCACGAAGCTTTAGAATTTAGAAATGAGCAATTTATAAGATGGGTGGCACAAAATGGCAGTTTTTATATAGATCTAAATGGTGGAACACCTACAGCAAATAGAGCAATTACCTTACCTGATGCAACTGGAACACTATTAACAACAGGTAACTCAGATACACCAACAACCACAACATCAAGTAGTGATGCAGACTTTGTTTTAGTAGATGATGGTGGAACAATGAAAAAGATTACACCTGCTAATTTAGGTATTGGAGGTGGTGGTGGTGGTACAACAAGTGAGACTTGGGGTGCTTCTTTAAATGGTAAGTTAAATTTGTATGCAACTAATAATAATTTTATCATTGGTAATAATAATGATGTTACTCAAGCTACAGAGCCTGCTCCAAATCTGACTGGAAGTAGAAATCATATAATAGGAGATAGTGCAGGAAATTCTCTTACTTCAGGCAATGATAATGTAGCAATAGGTAGGGAATCATTAATGACTCACACTAGTGGTAGTTATAATACAGCATTAGGTAATTTTGCATTACGAAATAGTACAACTAGTAATGACAATACTGCTATTGGCTATGAGGCACTAAGAAATGTTACTTCTGGAAGTTATCATACAGCTATTGGTTTTCAAGCAGGTGATGCTATAACGTCTGCATCTTACAATACTATTGTAGGTACTTATTCAGGAACAAACATGACTACTGGTGACAGTAATACTACACTTGGAACTTCAGCAGGTTATCATATATCTACTGCAAGTAGTAATGTTGCTATAGGAAGGTTAACACAATATGGCAATACTGGATCATACAATACTTCTCTTGGTTATGAAGCTTATAGAGGAAGTTCTAGTACTTCTTATAATGGTGGCTCTTATAATGTTGCCATAGGTTATCGTACTTATCGTAGAACTTCAGGTCATTCAGTTGATAACTACAATACTTGTGTTGGAACTTTTTCAGGAAGTGGTATTTATAGTGGAGATTATAATACGTTTTTAGGTTATAACGCTAATCCTTATTATAACAACTCAAGTTATGCTGTTGCTATTGGATATAATGCAAAGTCAAATCATCAAGGTAGTACAACAGTTGGGTCAACTGCAGGTGCTTCTATGTATCTTCAAAGTGATTACACAACACTTATTGGTTATGGAGCAGGTTATGATTTAGATGGAGGTGACCATTGTACATTTGTAGGGGTTAACTCTGGTTATGCAGGAGGTAGTGGAAATAATAATGTTGGTCTTGGTAATTATTCAGTAGATGCATTATCAAGTGGATATAATAATACTGGTGTTGGTTATGGTGCTTTAAGTAATGTAACTTCAGGTTGGGGTAATACTGGAATGGGTTACTTTGCAGGAGAAGATTTTACTACTGGAAATGGCAATACTTTTATTGGATATCAAGCAGGTGGTGATACTTCTAGCAATTATACTGGAAGTAGCAATACAATAATAGGCTTTCAAGCAACAGCAAGTTCAACAAGTGCAATTAATGAAATCACATTAGGTGATGCATTTATTGGCTCACTACGTTGCAATCAACAAACAATTAGTTCTTTATCAGACCGAAGAGATAAGACAGCCATTGAAGATTTAGATTTAGGTTTAGATTTTATTAAAGCAATGAGACCAGTAAAGTTTGCATGGAACAGAAGAGATGGTGGTTGGCATGGCAGAAAAGAAATTGGTTTCATAGCACAAGAATTGCACGAAGTTGAAATGGATTTTAATTCAACGGATAGAACTAGATTGGTTAGTTATGAAAACCCATCTAAGTTAGAAGCAAGACCAATGAGTACATATCCAATTTTAGTGAAGGCAATACAAGAACTATCAGCAAAAGTTGATAGCTTACAAGCAAGAATAACTGAATTAGAAGGAGCATAATTATGGCAGTTAATGAACTTGAACGAGACTACTTAGCAATGTTACATCAATGCGATATCATTGAAATGGTAATAGCAGGTCAAAAGATGACAGAGTCTACTGACGAAGAAAAGAAATCTGGTGTTGGTGGAATAATCATGTCACTTGAAATGGAAATCTTAGATGACAAATATAGTGGCAAAGATTTAACACGTATTAATTCTGTGATTGCTACTGGCAGAACTTACTGGAAAAGTTAGTGTGGGGAGTAATATTAGAGTATATGCCTAAACCATCAGTAATAGAAGTAAAGTCTCAAATAGATACACATGAAGCTGTGTGTGCAGAGAGATGGAAAGAAACTATTCTTCGTATCAAACGCATTGAGCATGTTATGATTGGTGCAGCAGGAACAATTATTATCCTATTAATAGGATTGTTAGTGAGGTAAAAGTGGAACCAGCCACCATTGGATTGCTACTTGCAGGTGCTACAAAATGTGTGGACTATTTAAAGCAAGGCATTGCACTTGGCAAAGATATATCTGAGATGTCTTCACAAGTATCAACCTTTATGCAGAATAGTTCTGACATTGAGCATATGGAGAAACGTGCAAAGAATCCTACCATATGGCAATCAATGTTTAATAGTGGCAACATAGAGCAAGTTGCTGTTGATAGTCTTATTGCTAAAAAGAAAATGCAAAAGCATAGACAAGACCTAAAGAATTTAATTATTATGCAATATGGTCAAGGAGGTTGGAATGAACTCTTGGCTATGGAAGGTAAGATAAGAAAAGAAAGAGCAGAGTTTGTTCATAAACGACAAGAACAAAGAGATAAGATATTTAATATCATTGGTATTATAGGATTAATTATTACTATCGTTGGGTTCTTTGTGCTGTTATACTTCATATGGAAAGCTAACAAAACTTAACAGAGGAGGATACAATGGATAAAAAACCATTAGATGTTAAGATAGGAGAGAATAGTTTTGAACTTATACTTAGAATATTAGGCAATGAGTTTGTGGCTATACGATTAGGATCTACAAATTTTTCAGGTAAACTTATATTTGGTGGAGTGTTATTATTATTCTTTACCTTTATGATGTTAGAAGTCTTTGGATTACATGAGGTATTAAAATGAAACCTGCATTTGTTTTATTGTGTTATCTTGCAGGTAATCCTGCAGGTACATTGCATTTAGCAAATATAAATAACTGTACATATTTCAAAGACAGACTTGCAAATCAAACAGTCAAGATAGGTGAAGAAACACAACGATATGACTGCTACTGCAAACTGGTTAACGTTAACAAACAAATGAGGTTATGGTGATACAAGCATTGATTGGTCCTGCCACCAAACTAATAGGCAAATTTATAGAAGACAAAGATACTAAGAATAAACTAGCACATGACATTGCTACTATGGCTGAGAAGCATGCACAAGAACTTGCCAAGTCACAGATAGAAGTTAACAAGATGGAAGCACAATCAGGTCATTGGTTTGTGGCTTCATGGAGACCTTTCATTGGTTGGGTGTGTGGTATCGCTTTGGCATGGCACTTTGTCTTAGCTCCCTTTGTTATATTTTTTACTGCTATGTTTGGTGTCACTATGCCACCATTACCTGAGTTTGATATGGGATCATTGATGACTGTGCTGATGGGTATGCTTGGTCTTGGTGGACTACGTACCTTTGAAAAGTATAAGAAGATTACAAAGTGACAACTCCTATATGTGAACGCTGTAAGATTGCAATGATTCTTACTGCCTTGAAGAATGTATGGAAATGTCCTATGTGTGGTGTAATAGAAAATAGGAGATTGCAATGAACACAAATACATTTAATGAAATGACAGAAGAAATCAAAGCTGATGAAGGAGTAGTAAATGAAATCTATCTCGATCATCTTGGCTTGCCAACTGTAGGTATTGGCCATCTTATCCGTGAAGATGATCCTGAACATGGACTAGATGTTGGCACAAAAGTAGATGATGAAAGAGTAACTGAATTATTTGAAGCTGATTTATATACTTGTGTAGCAGAAACTAAATTACTTTATCCACAGTTTGAAGAGTTACCTGCTGAAGTGCAAAAGATTTTATGTAATATGATGTTTAATCTTGGTAGACCAAGACTATCTAAGTTCATTAAGATGCGTCAACATATCAATAATGGTTCGTGGAGTGATGCTGCTGACGAAATGTTACTCTCGAGGTGGGCAAAACAAGTGCCAAATAGAGCTAATCGTCTTATTGAGCGTATGAAAAACATACAGACTTAGTAGATATTCTAGGGTACAATCATACTAGAGGGGTTGGTTTACCCCTCTGTATGGCTTTTATATCAAGACTTATTTTCAGGAATATTGCAAAATGGTATACTTATTTTAAGATGCACATGATTTCCCTGCATTGATGATATATGATACTCTAACGGACAAGTTTTTAACCAATCCAAAAGTGTTTCAATATTTTTTATTTGATATGATGTCATCTATTCCTCCTTACAATACATGACAAGTTGACTTCTACCCATGCTACCTTTTCTTGTAGTGCCATCACGATAGATCAAACCTTTATTCTCAAGTTGTTTATATCTTGGTGTGATACTTGACTCTCTAATTTTGTGCAGTTCTAATCGTGCATACACATCATCATGTATTGCACCTTTCTCACCACATGATTTTATGGCTCGAAGAACAATGCCTTCAAGTCTGTTGGTGTCAACTTTTTCTGCAGCTTCCCATGACGTTTTAGGGTCATGGGTTCTAGCTAATCCACTAGAAGGGTATTTCGTCTGGGTCATTTATATCTCCTAATACTGATTCATTTTCTACAATAGTTTGATTTGTTACTGGCTCTTCAACTCTTGGTGTACTGTCACCTATCCGTGCAGATAGAAACTTAGTATTGCCATCTTTGGATACAGTTTTCCAACAAGCAATCCTACGTTTGTCTTGGCTTGGCATTGTGACTGGCCCACTAAAGTCTGGTGCTTTTTCATTCAATGACTTGTCATTCTCGTACATAGTACCGACTTTGACATAGACATCTCGTGCTGTACCACCATCAGGTAGTGAGGCTTTGACTATAGCAATACGATACTCTGATCCCTCGCTATTGAGTTTCCCTTGCACAAGCAGACTTTCATCTGCTCGTGGTTTGAAGAAACTACCTCTGTCTGTATTATCATAATCCATCATCTTCTCCTTTTCGTTGTGGTTTACTGATTGCAATTGAAGGCTTGCTTGCTTCATTACCATCATCATCTTCTGATGGCAGACCATATACCGACTGCAATGTATATCGCTTGGCATATGTAATAGCTGAGCCAATCTTTTGTGGGTTTTCATAATTAGCTTGCGACATTATGATCGGTAGCTTTGACACATAAGTACTTTCATCAATAACATGACGTACTGTAGTGACAACAACTACTTCTGATTTGGTATCCATATGACTTGTGTATACATAGTCAATCTCTTGGGTAAAGAATAAACCAAATTGATTTCCTTGATTTACTGCAGAGATAACAGACTCAAGTGTAGAGTAGTTACTTCTGAAGTGTGGGTTCTTGCCATCTTTCTTGGCAGTCACAGCAAGTCTTTGAAATTCAAGCAATGCTTGTTTCAAAGTTGCAGTAACTTTGGGGTGTGCTTTACTTGGCACTGGTTTTTTGATATTAGTATTTGTATCTGTCATGTGTACCTCCAATCACAGATAGTTATAAAGGGGTAAGTGGGTCGCTTATCCCTTTTTTGTTATGCGTATAGACCCACGCTTATCTCTTTTGACACTTACAAACTCATTATATATCTCAGCTTCATTGTCTTTCATTTCTGCTTTGATATCTTTTTTAGCTTGTTCAAATA